ATAAAGCGCAGGCTCCGGGAGCTGGTCAAGGACGAAAACCCCAACCAGATCAAGGATGCTAAAGAGCTTGTGGAACGCCAGGAGGCGGCCCAGGCTTACGCCGGGGAAGATGAGGCGCACTTTGTCTCCTATATCGCCGATTGCGTTAAGACCTCCGTTACCTTTATGAGAAAGATCCGGGAGTCCCAGAGAGAGTGCTTCGCGGTCTACAACGAAGACGAGCCTCCGACATATGCACGCAAGGAAAAGTGGCAATCCAAGGTTGTGCTTCCCAAGCCGAACAGCACGGTTCAGTTTGCTATGGCCACGATAAGAAAGGCTTTTTCTGTAGACTTTCTTTCGGTCCAGAACCCACTTGATGAGCAGGCGGCTAAATTCTGGGAAAAGATCATGAAACACCACCTGGGGAAGGACAAGGCCAATTTTGCCCTGCAATTTACGGACGCTTCGGGCATGGGGTTTGCCGTCGGGCAATCCCTGGAGATGATTCCCGTGTGGAGGCCGGGCGCCGGGTTGCGCTACATCAATGTGGAGCCATGGAAGATTCACCGGGACCCCGATGCTGCCCCGCGTGATCCTCAGTCTGGCATGTACTGGATTCATCAGGAATGGGTAGACCTTCACCGCCTTATGGAGGCCGAGAGACAGGGGCGCTATCAGAATATCAAAAAGGTGAAAGATTCTACCGGCGATACTTCCACTACAAATCCCGCTGTAAGTAGATCTGAAGTGGAAAAACGCAAGGAAATGATTTGGAGCCGGTCGGATTATAGAAAGGCAATTCTAACTTCGGAATTCTGGGGAACGATCCTTGATAAGCACGGCGACCTACTTCTCCCGGATGCTACTTATACGGCGGCTGGCAATTCCGTTATCAAATTGCCGCGAAGTTCCCCGTATCCGACGATCCGTTGGCCTGGGGTCTCCTTCAGCCCTATGCCTCATTTTTTACGGTACGATGGCCGGGGGTTGATTCATGGGGTTAAGACCCTGTGGTATTTCATGTGCTCTTTGATGTGCCTGCATAACGACTATTTGAACTGGATTGTAAACCCGATGCGGGAGCTTATGCTGACTGGGTTGATTGATCAGGACGATTTGGAGCTTTTCCCGGGCAAGTTATGGCTTACGCGGGAAACGGTGAACGGGCAGGCGGTCGTAAGGAACGTAGACCAAAAATTCCAGACCAATGAAGTCATGGCCTGGCTGAATTTTTCGGATCAGTATTTCCAAAAGGGCACCATGGTTACCGATGCGATCCAGGGTCTTCCGGGTTGGCGCCAGGAGGTGACGGCCCGTGAAAAGGCTCAGGATCTTGATCAGGCCATGGGTGCCTTTTCGCTCATGGGAGCCAACATTGAAGACGGAGCTATTAATGCGGTGCGGGCCGGTGCCGAAACCCTTGAGGCTAACATAGGCGTCGATGATCTGGCCGAGATCTTTGGTGCCGAGATGGCGCAATCGTTAGTGGAGCCCCAGAGCCCGACAGGGGTAAAGCTGCCGAAGCTGACCGGCTCATTCCATATTTCCGGCATGAGTGCGGTTATGAAAGATTTTGAAGTCATGAAGGCTTTGCGCGACATGATCTTACCCCTGGCCGAGCCAGGTTCGATCTTTTTGCCCTATCTTAAACCCTTTGCGATTTTGAAGGCTATCGAAAAGCGGGCCAACCTGGAAGACGAAGGCATTCTGGTGACGATGCCAGAGGCTACGAGCATCGATCAAAAACAACAGCAGGTACAGGAAGAGACCATTGGGCAGGAGGAGGCCCTGGCCGTCAAGGAAGCGGAGATAAAGGCCCAAAATATGGAAGCTCAGAATGCAGCCCTCACGGCTCAGGCCAAGAACCAGGAAGCCCAGGCCCTGGTTGCCGGGCAAGGAGAATAAGTGGAGAGGTCCCAAAGTCCTTTAGGTAGTGAAGGCTACGACATAGACATCATTACCGGTCTGCCTCTTGAGATAAACGAAGAGGAGGTTGGGGCCGTACAGAAGACGACTAAGATTTTGACGGATCACCAGGACCTTTTAGCCGATTTGTCTGGTGGTGGTGGTGCGGTGATTATGGAAATCACCAGTCTTCTGGCAGACAGAATTAACGAATTAATCTCCGATGATCCAGTGGCATCAGCCTACGCTAAGGTGCTGATGCGGGTTGACCGGAAGGTTAATTACGGATCTAAGATAGCGAATAATTTAGTAAAAAGAGTTTCAGAGCAAAACAAGGCCGCCCGCAAGGATACCGGTCTTGAATAAAATACCGACCCGCAAGGATACTCGGTAACGGGAGGGGAGATGCCTAAGAAGAAAGTGGAGGAAAGGCCTGTAGACACGCAGGACACGTTATCTGACGTTCTGGATCGGACCAAAACGGTGTTTTTAGAGGGACACCCTGCCGATCTGGAAGATGGCAGTCTTGATTTGGACGAAGACGCCCCCGGCGATAAGCCAGCAGGTGACGCAAAAACCACCACGGATGACATCCCCCCAGATGACGCGGTAACGAACAAGGACAAGGACACGGCAGGAGAGCCGGACCCAAACAAGGAAAAGCCTCTCAAATATAAAACCCATGAAGAGGCAGAAAAAGCGTATCAAGAAGCAGAGCGCCGGATGCACGACGCGACAACCGACACCAAACGGTACCGGGATCAGGTTGATCAGCTTCAGTCGCAACTAAATACGCTCTTAATTGGTAAGGTCCAGGCTGACCAGACGACAACCGTAACCACAAAGCAGGAAAAGAAAGTCCGGGATCACGTTAAGGAAATGCTTGGCGAGATCGGGAAGCTCGACCCTGCCGAAGATGGGTATGACGACAAGGTTGCTGATGCCTGGGAAAAACTGCTTACGCCCTTTCAATCAGAGCTCCTTGATCAGGCTAAGAAGGAAACCCAAGCCGTTATGACCGAGAAGGACAAGGAGCGGGAAAGCGCGAGGGAGCGAGACGATGCTCTCGAAAAGGCTGAAAAGATGGCCAAAAAGGCCGGGTTAGACATGACCGGCGAGCCGGGCGGGGCAGAAAATTCTGCCGAATATGATCTGTTTTGGCGGTTTGCTCAGGTTGCCCCCGGGAAGACCCCGGACGAACAGATCGGCTGGGCCATCAAGGAAACGCAACGAATAACCAAAAAGGTGGGCGAACCCATTGTGGATGCCCGCAAAAAAGCAAACGAGCGCCAAAAAGCTAATGCCCCCTTGGAGCGGCACAGTTCGGGTAGAGCCCCGGACAGTGACGGACCAGCAAAGGCGATGAGCCTGGGTGAGGCGCTTGGATCTCTAAATCGAAGAATTTAAGGAGGAAATAAGAAATGTCTGCTTTGAATTGGACCTTTGACGCCGAGGTAGGTGTCTATAAAAACAATAGTCTTTCCAACCAGCTCTTGCTGACCAGCGTGGCCAAGATGAAGGTTGTTCCCTTTACCAAGCCGTGGGCCGGATTTGGGAAGCACAAAGGGGAAATCGTGAACATTATGCACGTTCAGGAGCTTCCCGATCCGACTTCCGCCCAGTTGCAGGAAGACACTCGGATTCCCGTGGATAAGCTTTCTTTTGGCAACCGGACCATCAGGGTCGTTGAGTGGGGGCGCGGGGTTGAATACACCAACCTCATGGAACAGCTTGGGAAGTTTGACCCAAAAGGCGTGCTTCAGTCTGCCTTGTCCCGGCAGATGGACCGGGCCATGGATACGGCAGCGGCTGACGCCTTTCAGCACACGGACGTGAAGATCTGCTTCATCCCCACCACCATGTCCGGTGGGACTTTTGACACCGATGGTGCTCCTTCGACTGTGGCTGTGGCTGCCTTTAACTTTGACCACATTGGCGTCCTGGCCGACTATCTGGGTGGAAACATCCATTGCCCGCCTTATGAGGGCGAGGATTATATCTGCCTGGGCTCCCGGAAGCTCATGCGCGGGATCAAGGGAGATCCCCTTTGGCAGCAGGTTCATATGTACCTTCAGAAAGGGGACCTGTTCTTCAAAGGCGAACTGGGCAAGGGCGAAAACATCCGCTTTATCCAGGTGGACCGCGAAGAGGCGTTCTCTAACACCGCTGGTACTTCTACGACCATCGGTGAAGGCGTTGTGTTCGGTGACGAGGCCGTGGTTCGAGTGGAAGTCGAGGCCCCCGCTCTGTATGCGGACCCGAATTACCAGAGCGACTTTGGCCGGACCAAGGCCGTGGCGTGGCGCGGACTTCTGGCCTATGCCCCGCTGTGGAACACCGCCAATGATGGTGAGGCGAAAATCATCCGCATTACCAGCGCTTAGTTTTAACTGAGAATAACGCGGGGTAGCCAAGAGGGAAGGCGCCTGGCTCATACCCAGGTCATGCGGCGGTTCAAATCCGCCCCCCGCAACCAAAAATTTCCAAAAGGAGGAAATGAAGATGTCCGGACAGTATGGAATGAACGACAAAAAAGCAAAGATTTTCGAGGATGCAACCAGCAAGGGCGATTATGTGTTGCTTCTTGAAGCCGGAGCCGCAGTTGTGGCTGATCCCGTTGATATCGTGGAACAGATCGAAGTTTCGCGCTTCGGGCTCCTGTGTATTGAAGACACGTACCAGACCGCTGGGGTTGATTTGGTGGTGGCCCTGAATAAAAGGGTAACCTATGGGAGCGATACCCTGGATGTGCCGCTTGGCACTATCACCGTACCGCACATTCACACTACCCTTACGGGTCCGCAGCCCGGGGATATTTTTGCCGTCGATTTCGACGCGGTGAAAGTCAAGCCCGGCGAGCAGTTGACGCTGGAAGTCGTCACGGCCTACGGAGGGTCTGGCCCGGTGGGAAGCTTTAAGGCTTTCTATTGTTGGAATTATAGCCCCGAAGTGGAT